TCAACGCAGGATCACCAAATGACGTCATCATGCGAATGAGTTCGGGCGTAGGCGCAACAGCAGTACCGCAAGTATTCGCGGACTTGACAAGCGCAACCGCCGCAACAATCAACCAACTCCGGCAATCATTCCAAATCCAGAAACTACTCGAAAGAGACGCACGTGGCGGCACAAGATACACAGAAATATTACAGGCTCATTGGGGAGTTACAAGCCCTGATGCGCGACTACAGCGACCGGAATACCTTGGAGGCGGATCAACTCTTGTTAACATCAATCCAATCGCTCAAACCGGCCCAACCGGCACAACAGGCGCAAGCACGCCATTGGGAAACCTTGCTGCGATGGGAACAATTCTCAAACAAAGCGACGGCTTTAATCAAGCATTTACGGAGCATGGGCACATTATTGGACTCGCCAACATCAGGGCAGACATCAGCTATCAGCAAGGCTTACGAAGAATGTGGTCGCGGTCAACGCGATACGACTTCTACATGCCAGTGTTCGCAATGCTTGGAGAGCAATCAGTGCTCAATAAAGAAATCTACGTCACCGGAAACACAAGCCAGGACAACAACGTATTCGGATACCAAGAACGATGGGCCGAATACAGATACCGGCCTTCAATGCTAACGGGATACTTCCGAAGCACAACAACGCCAACAATCGACTATTGGCACTACGCACAAAAGTTCACAGCGTTACCAACGCTAAACGATGCATTCATCACAGACGGAAGTCAAGAAGTGGTGAGCAGGACAACAGCAGTCGGAGCAGCAGCAGACGGACAACAGTTCCTGATGGATGCGTTTTTCAACCTGAAAGCCGCAAGACTGTTGCCGATGTACTCAGTACCAGGTCTAATCGACCACTTCTGACATGGGACTATTCAGCGGACTAGGAAGTTTTTTCGGCGGACCACTCGGGGGACTAATCGGGGGGATAGGCGACGACATACTAGGTCGCGACGACGCCGAAAACGCAAACCAAACAGCGTATGCACAACAGCGTGAACTACGCCAAACAGCATACCAGGACACAACAAAAGACCTGCAAGCGGCAGGACTAAACCCAATGCTAGCGTACAGCAACGGGGCAACGGCGGCAGCAGGAGGGCCACCGGTAATAAACAAAGGGCAGGCGAGCGCACAACAGAACTCAGCGCAAGCCACAACACAAAACCTCGAAGCGGACACATACAACAAAACATCAGCAGGCGACTTGATGAAAGCCCAAGCCGAGGAAATACGCTCAAGAGTGCCAGTAAACAACAACACCGCAAAGAACGTGGAAGAACAGACCAATCAGGTAATCGCTAACACAAACAATCTGCGAGCAGAACTATCGCGGATAGAAGTAAGCAAAGAACTGATGGGAAGCCAAGCGCGACAGGCGGAAGCACAACGGGCACTGGCGGAAGCACAACGCGAACTGGCGAACATGGAAAAGGCCCTGAAAGAAGGCACCATACAACTACAGGACGCGCAAACGAAAGGGCAACAGATAATCAACCAGCTTAAAAACTACGAGATACCCGGAGCAAAGAACCTCGCAGACTTCGAGAAAATGCTAGAAACAGGAGGCGGAAACGCCGCCGGAGTAGCAGGAACAGCAATCAACACAGTTAGAAAGGCACTCGGAAAATGATAGACCTCGAAACAGGCGAAGTAGTAACGCCATTCATACGGACACCATACAACTACGACACGGACGCAGTAAGCGAAAAAACCGGACTGGACTGCGGACCAGAAACAAAAACTCAGCAACAATTCAAGGATGAAGTGGACATTAACACCATCGTGGAACGATTCGGAGTTACTGGAGAAATGCCGGAGAAGATGAACTTCCCGACAGAACAAGACTTCAGCGAAACATTCGACTTCCAAACCGCGATGAACGTGGTAATAAAAGGAAAAGAAGAATTCATGAAGATGCCAGCGAAAACGCGGGCAAGGTTCCAAAACGACCCGCAGCAATTCATGGAATTCATGCATGACGATGGAAACATAGAAGAAGCAATCCGACTCGGATTGGCAACAAAGAGAGAAAAACCGGAGGAGCCAACGAAAGAAAACGTTAACGCACCAAAAGAACCGGTTAAAAAAGAAAAAGAGTGACAGGGGTCACTCGGACCAGTTACATCAAGTAGAAAACTGGTCCTCCCCCCTCGCTCAAGGCCGCGTTCGCGGCCTTTTCGCATTGGGGGACGCGCGCTTGAATAAGACACGCGAAATGCCAGGCATAGTAGCCGGGCAAAAGTTACGGCGGGTACCCCGCCTACATGGAGCTCCGCCCCATACCCGGGAAGACAGGGGACTGTCTATCAAGAAGTAATAAACAAACATTACATCAATAACGATATAACAATCTGGAAAAATAGAAAGGAAAAATAGTAGAAAATAATAAATATAGTAGTAAACTACAAATGCGATAACCGCAAAACCTCGCAGACACGAGGAAAACACCTTGAAAGGAAACCTATGGCAAGCCAACCAGAAGACAAGCAAACCAAAGACATCTTTGGCGATGAAGAAAAAATGCTTCTATCAGACGCATTGAAAACCCACGCTGAAAAGGTAGGACGAAAAGCCAGCGCAGACGCGCCGGCAACAATCAAACAACTCTGGCAAGCAGAGCTCATCAAAATTGAACAACTCGCACGAAAAGTTCTCGCAAAATGAAACGACAAGCAGTAAACAAGAAGGCAAGCGCACGGGCCTTCAATCACAACACAAACACCGTGAAAGCAGCCAACATAAACCGCGCTCCAATGCGAGGCGGAATCAGGCTGTAAAAAATGCCCTGTTTTCACCCGATAACGGGATACAGGGCAGAAAACGGAAGCGTGGTATTCAGTGAACTACGAAGACACGGCACAACGCAAGAAATCACGGTCAAATGTGGACAGTGCATCGGGTGCAAACTCGAAAACAGCCGCGTGTGGGCAATGCGTGCGGTACACGAAGCCAAACTCTATAAACGAAATTGCTTCGTCACACTTACCTACAACGAAGAAAACCTCCCACACAGAAACCAACTGAACTACGACGACTTCCAACAATTCATGAAACGACTAAGGAAAAAATATGGAGAAAACATACGGTTCTATATGTGCGGAGAGTATGGAACGCTCAACGGACGGCCGCACTATCACGCGATCCTATTCAACCACGATTGGGAAGACAAAATACACTTTAAAAGAAGTGACTCAGGCGAAAGCATCTCAACAAGTAAGTCTCTTGAAGCTCTATGGCCCCATGGGCATAGCAGCACTGGTGAAGCAACTTTCGAAAGCGCCGCATACATCGCAAGATATTGCGTCAGCAAAATAACAGGCGAGGAAGCAGAAGAACATTACAAACGATTCGACTACCTAGGCGAATACCAACTAAAACCAGAATTCAACCAAATGAGCAGAAAACCCGGCCTGGGGGCAGACTGGCTCAGATTCTATAAGGAAGACGTATTCGCCAACGATATAGTCATCATCAACGGAAAGGAAACAAACGTACCAAAATTCTACGACAAACTACTCAAAAAACAGAACCCTGAAAGATTACAAGACCTCAAGGACGCGCGAGAGTGGAACGGCTACCAACAACGCGCAGACAACACACCAGAACGACTACTGGTTAAAGAAATGGTCACAAAAGCCAAAATTCAACAACTTGAACGAGGAAAAATATGAAACTATTGATAGCACTATACGACAGAGCAACAGAGGCGCACGCGCCAGTGATGACAGTAAACACAAGAGCAGAAGCAATAAGAAGCTTTAGACAAGCGGTAAACGACCCACAAACACCAATCAACAACAATCCAACGGACTTCGAGCTGTATCAGCTCGGAACGTACAACGACCAAACCGGATTGATCACATCAACAGAGCGCGAACTAATTGGACGCGCAGAAGACTACAAGGAATAACATACCATGATGATGCACAAAAACGCCAGCGTGAACCCGCACAACTTTGCAATGGTTCCGCGTGCAGATATACCACGATCAAAATTCAACATACAAAGCGCGCTAAAAACGACCTTTGACGCCGCATGGCTAGTGCCGATCTACGTCGACGAAGTTCTACCAGGCGACGCCTTCAACCTGCGAATGACGGCATTCTGTCGACTCGCAACACCCACCACGCCAGTGATGGACAACCTACACATGGAAACCTTCTGGTTCTTCGTACCGAATCGCCTGGTATGGGACAACTGGCAAAAATTCCAAGGCGAACAAAGAAACCCCGGAGACTCAATCAGCTATGTCATACCGCAACAAGTCAGCCCGGCGGGAGGATACGGCAGGCTTACGCTGCAAGACTATATGGGACTGCCTACGAGCGGCCAAGTCAGCGGGGGGCTTACAGTGTCACACAGTGCACTGCCCCTTCGGGCCTACAACCTCATCTACAACGAATGGTTCAGAGACGAAAATCTGCAAAACTCGGTCACGGTCGACACCGGCGACGGACCCGACACAGTTGCAAATTATGTTCTGAAAAAACGAGGAAAACGGCACGACTACTTCACAAGCGCACTGCCCTGGCCACAAAAAGGCGCCAGTGTAAGCCTACCTCTAGGAACAACCGCGCCAATCATCGGACTTGGGCGCAACGCAACGTCAGTCGTCAACCCCCTGGCCGGCTCAACAGCCAAAGAAACATCGGGGGCAAGCGTTCCATATCCATTCGCTATAGGCGTCAACGCAGGATCACCAAATGACGTCATCATGCGAATGAGTTCGGGCGTAGGCGCAACAGCAGTACCGCAAGTATTCGCGGACTTGACAAGCGCAACCGCCGCAACAATCAACCAACTCCG